CAGTAACGACGGGATCACCTATTCCCAGCGTATCGCCCACCGTTATAACCTGCCCCTTCGCTGCGCCAACATCCTTTTTGGCGGCCGTGCCCAGATCCGAAATCTCCGCAGTGGTCAGAGTAATACTGTCTTTTCTCATTGCCATAACTTAACTCCTTACGCCCAGACGCGAGCCGGTGTTTTCGGTGTAACCACAAAGTCGTTCAGCCCGGATAAATCGAACGAGTTATTCATGACCCGCAAATTGGCGTGATAGCCGGGTTCGGTGGTGTACTTGATAACTTCGTTTTCCTCGCCGGAATTGATAACTTCAGCAGGAACAGTGATAACGCCGACGATATCCAGGCTGATATCAGGGTGATAAAAACCACCCTGTCCCTCATCATCCACAAACCCCGCCGCGATTAATTGCGTGCGCATTTGGTTGGCGTCATTAAAGCGCAGATATAAGTCTCTCATTAGCGGAGTCCATTAATTTGGTTGGGGGTTAACAGTCGATGCCAGATACGGAAGTTGCGAATGTGGTAAACAACGTTCTGGTGGCTCTGAATATCAATGCTGGTTGGTTTAGAGGCCGGGTTTGTTGGTGCCATTGTTCTGTTGCTGGTCTTCCCATCAAAATACATGCTGTTTGTATTATTGACGTCAACAGATTGCACATAGACCTTGCTGGAAAACGGATATGTTATTGCCACCGATGGTCCGCTCCCGCCAATGTAGGAGTTAATGGTGGATGATACCGCCCTGAATATAATATCGTTGTTGGAACCCCCAACCCTGATAAGGTCAGCGTAACCATTGCCAGGTGTAATATACCTATTAACAGCAATCTCAAATGCCAGCGTCCTGTTGAAAAGGTCACCGACTGCCTGATACCCAATATTACCAGACGGTTGTAACGAGAGTTTGTCGCTGGCCCTTGTTACAGCCGATGCGCCGGTGGGAATGTAGCTGGTTGCTACTGCGTTCTTTTCACACTGAGGCATCTGCACATAATATTCAGCGTTTAATGGGATTGTTGTATCCTCATTTAGCCTTTGTGCAGCAATGGTTCCCGCATAGTTCCCGGCATTAACAGCTGTCATCGTAGCTGTAATCGTCGCATAACCATCGCTTCCAGGCGTACTGTCTATCGTCATTCCGGCCGGAGGATTAAGAGCTATACCAGTTTTAGCATCGATAAGCGTTGCGAATGAAGTAGAGCCATCCAGCGCAAATGAAATCCTTATATAACCGTATGAACCTTTAGCACGACAGGATAAAGTCAGCTTATCGCCGACAGCCAGAGCAACAACATTTGAGGTGACAAAAAAGGGTATGGAGGAGTTTGTGTTAATTACCCCCTTCATCGTTACTGCCTGCGATGTCCCATCAGCGGCCAATTTTGTCTTAGTGACAGCGGTACTAGTGCCAGCCCATTTTGTTGGGTCTTCACTATTCAAAATATAGTTTGAGCTGGATCCCTCTATTAATAAACCCTCGCGCTCAAACCGCGGCTCATTAATATCGGCGTATTGCAGAACGCCGGATTTATCGTAATACGTTGCCGTCGTAGAGCGGGTAAATGTCGCTGACTTCGTCGTCAACTCCAGCACCTGCCCGGAAATGGTCAGCCGATCGTAAGGCGCAAACCCGGCCAGCAGGCGGAGGTCATCATTCAGCGGTAACCAGACGTCAGGGAAAGGCGCTGCCTCATAGGGTACAGACGTCAGTTTCTGCGCGGCGACCAGTGAGGCTGCGGCACTGCTGGCGCTGGCTCCTGCATTGTTTTCTGATGTCTTTGAATTATCTTCTGATGCTTTAGCCGCCGCCTGTGAGGCTGCTGCTGCTGCTCTTGCTGATTCAGAAGCGGCTGCACTGTTGGCGGCTGCGTTCTTTGATGAGTTCGCGTTCGTCTCGGAAGTCTTTGCATTCTTCTCTGATACTGCCGCCGCAGCAGCACTGTCTCCTGCCGCCATCGCCTGAGCGCTTAGCTTCGACCAACTGGGGCCTGTCTTTTTCGATCCATCTGCCAGAGTTACGGTGACGTCACCGGTACCCGATAAAATCAGGTCCTGGTTGGCGATATCAATTTGCGCCTGGCGAAAACCTTCCGTGACAGCTTTCGCTAAATCGTCGGTTATCGTAGCCATTCGTGATGTCCTTAAAATAAAAAACCCAGCCGGAGCTGGGTTGGATGTTTGAGGTTGTGGGGATCAGGAGAAGGAGCCGGTACCGCGAGTCACGGTCATGGTTGCCGCAGTGATTCTCATTGTAGCGTTGCCAGAGCTGAGAACGATACTGGCTTCGATGCGCTGCCCGCCCAGACCAGTAACCGCATGTTTTGCGGAGAACCATACCCCACCTACAGGAACGTCATAAGTGAACGTTCGGACGTTGCCTGCAATAGTCACCTGAACAGTGGCCACAACTGCGCCTACGAGTCCTCTCACATATATTAGAGAATCCACAATCGCGTTTTTACTTAAAACGCTATTACTGGAGTCCATATAGACCATTGGTATGCTTGTTGAAACAGCGCTATCTGATCGAGCACTGGCATCCGGGTACACCCCTGTGTTGGCAACATCTCCAATGAAAGATGTCGCTTCAACCGTGCCCTTGAAGCTCCCGCTGGTCGCCTCAACTCTGCCTTTAAAGCTCCCGTCGGTGGCATAAATCGTCCCGCGAACGGTAACGCCGTTAAACGTGGCATACCCGGATTTATTGATATGCCAGCCTACATTGCCGGTCCCGTCCCAGTTGCTGGACTGGATATAATTCCCGATCTTGCCGTTGTCGATGGAACCGTCCTGGATGAACACCGAACGCATGAACATCTGGCCGCCGATCGAAGCAAACACCAGCTCCTGCCCGTTCGTCGTCGGGTTATACACCGCGAACGTATCGGCAGAAATCAGGAAGTTTGAGGCCCCTGTACCGTCAATGCCCAGCTGGATACCCGCGATGCGTTTGACACCGTTCGCTTCCACCTGGACTTTAACGCCCCATTGCGCGTTCAGCTTACCGTTGATGTCAGCAACAGCCTGGCTGGTCGTCTGGACGTTAGCGTTGGTTTGCCCAATCGACGCAGTCACCTGCTGAATGCTGGTCGCCGTGGCGCTCTCCAGATCCGTAACGGCTTTATCAATGCGCGTAATGGCGGCGGCGCTGGTCTGGCCGTTTTGCTCAACTGTGGCCTTAAGATTTGTGACCTGTTCGGCTACAGCGCTTGTGGCATCCGCAGCGGTCTTACGGGTCTCGGTGATCTCGGCCATCGTTTTCGTTTCGCCAACGGCAAACGTGACGCGCTGATCCGAAAATGCAAAGAAGTTGGCAATGGCATTGCTGACGCTACCGACAATACCGGCATCGCGGCTGGCCGTGTTACCGTCCACATCCACTTTCAGGCTGTCGATACGACGCCCCAGCGCGCTGTCTGCATCCGTGCGGGCCGTGGTTTCCGTGCTGATGTCCGCCGTGTTCTTGTCAGTTGTCGCCTTGACGGCAGCCAGCGCGGTAGTCTGCGCTTTGTTGTTATCGGCGACGGCTTTATCGATGCGCGTGATATCGCCGGTATTTTTCCCGACGGTGGTCTGCAGGCCCGACAGCGTTGTAGCCTGCGCCTCCTGCTCAGTCGTCAGCGTTGCCAGCTCCTGCGTCACGCTGGCTTTGTTGGCGTTAACGGTCGCCTCCAGCGCCGTCCGGGCTGTCACCTCCGCTTCCTGCGCCGTGATGCGCGCCTGGCGTTCGGTGTAGAGCAAACCCGAGGCCAGCTTCGACGGGTCATCACCGGTATAGCCGCCCCGGATCTGCGTCGCTAACGTTTCTCGCGCTGTGGCTTCCGCCTGGTCGCCAGCAACACGGGCTGTCGTTTCCTGCTGCAGCGCCGCCATACCTGCGCCGGGAGTGGGCCGTCCAAGCGCCACCCAGTCAATCAGGAAATAATTGGTCGCATCCTGCTTAGTGGACACATCCAGCCTGAACTGATTCATCGTGGTTTCAGTCAGCCAGGGGATATTGTCGAACTCCAGCGTGGCGATCCCGTTCGCGTCGTATGCAGGCTCGGCGACAGTGAGCATGTTGGTGTCGTTGAAGCCACCGGTACCCCGCCACCGCAGCTGCCCCGCCCAGCCCGGTGCCCCGAACTTCCTGATGCGCAGTTTAACGAAGCGATAGGACGACGAGTTAACACCCAGTGAACCGGGAGACTGCACCCATGGATCGGTGGCATGGTTCGCCGGGCGGATCCACCCGTCAACGATCGTCGGGGTCCCGTTCCCGGTCCAGCCCTCTACCGTCGAATCGAAGTACCAGATTTTGGCCGGATCGAACTGCGAGCCGGTGCCAGCAGAAATCTGCCCAATCTGCTGCGCCAGTGACTCGGTGGTGGTCTGGATCGTCTGATTGACGTTGCTGATATCCGCAACACGCGCGTTCTTCTCGGTCAGCAACGCCTGGCCGCGTGCCGCCGCTTCATCGGTGATGGCTTTCTTACGGTCCGTTACCTCCTGTGCCAGGCCTGCTTTGGTTGCCGCCGACTCTGTCGTAACTTTGCTGATGTCGTCGCGCGCTGACTGAATATCGGCGCTGAGATCGGCGATATCTGAGGTGAGTTCCTTATACGCGTCTGTCTGTTTGATCTGGTTGTCGATATCCACCAGGTAATCAGCTGCCACCGAGCTGCTGCTGCCCTGAATGAAGTCAGTCCATGCCGACTTATTGCCGGTGCGATCGACAAGCCGCGCGCGGTACCAGAATCCTACCCCGGCTTTCAGGCCCAGTTGCTGATAAACATGCTGCGGATAGGGTACCCCAGCCAGCAGAAGCGGATTTGTGCCGGTCGATGCAGTGGAATACTGGATCTCCGTCTGTAAGGTATCGCCGGTACCAGCCGGGAAATCCCAGTCCAGTTGTACGCCCCAGAGCAACGGCGTGGTACGGAAATTGGCGGGCTTTGGCACATCACCGGCCCGGCCCTTGAGATGCGTCAGCACTGAGGTGGCCCACAGGCTGGATGCGCCGCCAGCGTTAATCGCCCTGACACGCACCAGGTAATCACCTTCGTAGATCCCCGGCACTTCGATATTGCGCAGCCCGGTTTGCGGTACGTTAACCCACTCACTGTCACCCCGGCGCCACTGTGCCTGGTAGGCGATCACGTCTGCCTGAGGTTTTCCGGCTTTATCCAGCGGAGCATCCCAGGAGGCCGTCAGCGTGGCAATGCGCTGCCCCTGTCTCACTGAGTCGTAGCTCGATACCACGACGTTTCCGGGCTGAGAAACAACACCAGTAGGAATCAGGCTGACAGGCGGGATGTCCAGGCGCGCATTGTTATCGACAGCGTCATATTTCGAGGCGTTGTATTCCGCACCCGTAATGGTGTAGGTGTTCTCCTCGTCGTTAAATGTCAGGTTCATCACACGAAAATATTGCAGGCGCAGCTGTCCGGCATCGATAACGAAAACGGCATCTGGCGCTGGCGCAGAGGAAAACGCCGTGGCCACGATTAACTGCGTGCCGTTGACCGCCTGAATGACCCGGTTTTCCACAATGCCGCCCTGTGTGCGGATCATCAGCGTGTCGCCCGGGACGGCGCTGGTCCCGCGATCGGTTGTAACGGCTTTAAGCCCGGCGTTGTAACTCACAACGCGCCCACCATACACTCGCCCGGAAAAGCGTTCATCCGCAAAAGCGAACACGGTGCCGGGAACATAGGCAAAGCCATCCAGCCCGGTTTGCAGCGTGATCAGGCGATCGAGATAGTTGGAGTACACCGCCCAGCCGCCGCGACGCTGCGCCTCACTCTCACGCGTACAGCCAATGGCAGTCAGCTGCGTCTGCTTGAATTTGAACTGCTTAACCAGGTCAGTAAACATCACCGCAGTGGTGCGATCCTGGTAGTGGTTATCCGGATCGCTGAAGTTAATCAGCGCCGAACTGTAGCGGTTCTTCTCGCTGCCGCTGGAATAGTTCGGCTTTCCGACGACCGAGGCGCGAGTGAGGATCTGTAGCTTCGTCGTGTCCGCTGGCATGTCCGAGACAACATTGAACATGTTGTTGCCCCAGAACGTCATACCGTTGAAGCCAGCCGCGATATCCTTGATTACCTGCCATGCGTCGGCCTGCGACTGGATATAGACGTCAAACAGGAAGCGCGGCTCGGTACCGGTGCCGCCCTTACCATCGGGCACCTTCTGGTCACAGCGCTGGGCTATGCGGTACAGCTCCCACTTATCCAGCATGGCTGCCGTTACCCGACGACCCAGGCCAAAGCGCGGCTCCGTGAGTACATCGAACCAGATCCACGCCGGGTTATTCGACCAGCCCCATTTGAATGTCCCGTCCCAGGTGCCGTTATAAACCCGGCCAACCGGATCATAGTTCTGCGGGATGCGGATAATCCGCCCTTTCGGCTTGCAGGATATCTTCGGGATGTTGTTGAAAGATTTTGCGTTGAACGACACATACAGCAGCGCAGTATGCGGATAGCGCAGGCGCGCGTCGATCACCTCCGTGATTGCCTGCACCTGTGTCTTGTTCTGAAGCATCTGGCTGGTGCTGTCTGCGGTATCGCGAACCACGCGGATCTGCCAGCCGGTGTTAGCCTTAGGCAGATTGATGCGGTGGGTCAGCTCGTACAGAGAACTGAGCTTTTCCGTTACGGTTTTGGTGAGCACAGTGCTGTATGCACCGCCATCTACCGCCACATCGATGTGATAGGTGACGGAAGTGCCGACGATATCGCCATCATTCTCCTGCTGCTGCAGACCGGTAATGCCGATACGCACCAGCACTGCGTCAATCTGGGTATTACTGATGGCACGGGTCCAGGGAGTGACCTTCGTCAGCGACACGCCAATGCTGGTCTCGTTCTCCACGGCTGGGAACCCGGGGATCGGCGACTGCGTCTGCGTGCCCGGACGAAAGTCCCAGGAGACATTCTCGAAGTTCATCGAGCCGTCGGCGTTGCCCAGCGGCGTGCCGTCAAGGAAGATCCGGGTAGCATCCAGTCCACCAGCGAACTCGCCTTCACCGAGCGCCAGCAGCATGCGGCAGCGCGCCATCGACTGCGCTGAATCAGGCTGTTCTACAGGCGTGTGCTGCTTCTGGCTTCCGCCCTTTGCACCAGTAATCGTTGCCATATTGCGTCCATAAAAAAAGCACCCGATTGGGTGCTAATTGAAGAGTAAAAAATTCTCAGATGTCCTCGGCCACGATCCCCGCACTGATTATGGAGCCGCCAATTTCGCGTTCGCCATACAGCAGCGCGACCGGGTTGCCCATCGCCAGGGTGTTCACTGCGCCGCCGAAGGCATAGCTGGGCTTATTGTCGGGATCATCACGCCCCTGAAGGCCTTTGGGCTGCGGCGAGAGCATCTGGTAGATACCGCCTGCCGCCATGCCGATACCAGCGGAGATCATCCCCGCGCCGACAACACCGGCTGAACCGAATGTCATGCCAGTGACGACAATGCCCGCCACAACCATGACGGCACCCAGTATCGTCTGGAACAAGCCCGCTTTCTTTGCCCCTTCCATCACTGGCGCGATACGGATATCGCTGTCCCCACCCAGCTCTTTGAAATCCTGCGCGCCGATGTTTCGCTTGCCGCGAAACACCGCGAAGGTCATGCCGTTTTTTTTTGCATTCATGAGAAAGCTTTCCAGCCCGTCCAGGTTGATGCACAGCGCCTTTACCGCTTCCGCTGACGTCTGCACCGCCAGCCGGTGAACGCGGCCAAACCGGGCACCCAGCGCGCCATACAATCGAATCGTGGTTAAGCGCGCCATGGCTTAATCTCCTGCGGCAGGTCTTTGTGCCGAACGCAGATCATCGTCCGGTCTTTAAAATATCCACGGGCATAAGGCGTGATACAGGATGGCTGGCCGTACAGATGGTGCAGCAGTTCGCCGTCTTCGGTGATGATCCCCGCGTGGTTCCACTTGTCCGACTCGACCTGCATGATGACCATGCACCCGGGCGCGGGGTCGCATTCGACAAACCCCTCGCGCTCCCAGTTATCGAAATAGAGGTTGTCCGGGTACTGGCTTTCCCACCACGGATAATCTACGCGGAAATCGTTCAGCGTGACGCCTTGAGTGGTGTGCCAGTCCATGACCAGCCCCCAGCAGTCGTGCGAGCCAAGGAGGAACGGGCGGCCAATCAGCGGGATGGCATCTGGTGATATCTCTGCGTATTCATCGCAGTCCGGCGCGTAAATGCCCCAGACCACATCAGAGTTGTTGCACTGCTGGCGATCAAGGTCAGAGGGGATAGGCCGTGCGCCATCGCCCGGGTGGGAGTGAATGACGCGGACAATGGTCCCGGCGTCCTCGGCGTTCGCCCAGTGTTCACCGTCAATTCGAAAATGCTCTGTTGGATTTTCGTGGCTGTTCGGCACCGGGATATAGCGCTGGCGCCGTCCTGACTGAATGACGAAGCCGCAGCACTCGCGTGGGGATTCCTCCAGCGCATGCGCCCGGATCGCCGTCATAATGGTTTTGTTCATGAGTTTATCCGGTTATCGGGAGAAGAGAACTGTCGCCGGGTAGCCGCCGAAATCAAGAACGGCAGTGTTCGGTTCTGCCAGCCCGGCGCCGAAACGCTTGCGGCAGTCACTGAGGCAACCCCCGCATACATCAAACGCCGGGTCCGCTACCGCATTACCCTTCGCATCGAAATATGCCGTGCCGTTGTAGGTGCAGCCGTCACCGCTGCGATATTGTCCGCGCAGTGCCCATTCGCAGAGCGAGGTGATCTGCCGGGTTGGTATGACCAGGTTCTGCAGGTCTGCCGGGCTACTGAGCGACCAGGACACCACCTCGTCATCTTCAGAGGTTTTGGTATCCAGCCAGAAGGTCTGTAGGGAGAACATCGTCGGATCTGCTGTCGGATTAACACTGCCGGGGAAGTTCACCGCATCAAGGTAAACCGCATAGGTGTCGATGATGCTAACCTTTGCATTCACCATGTCTTTAAACTGGAGACACAGCGCAGTGATATGGCCGTCGAGGTTAGACACGCTGAGCTTTGGCTCGGCGGCCTGATCCGTTGAAAGCGCCAGGTCGGCAATCTGGAAAGGCCAGAACTCGTAGGCGTTGCCATCCCAGATGATAGGCTTCGGCCCCAGCCTGGCCTCGTCGCCGTTCGCCGCGTCAATCTCGGCAGGCGTATGGGGAAACGGACTGTAGTGAAAGCGGTGGATCCCGCCGCTGAACTCTGAGGCATCCACTTCGACCAGGCGGACCCTGCCACCTGGTGCCAGCTTCGCCGCCTGATCAACAAGTGCCATTATGCGTATACCCCGTAGGCCCGTTTGATAGTGAACGTCAGCTCAGCGAATTTGCTGTTGATCTGGTTTTTGCGAACAGAGTCGGCGACAACGCGATACATCCCCTTCTCTTCGCCCGGCGGCGTAATGATGAAGGCCTTCACGGTATGAGCCAGGAGGAAATCGCGCACTGCGTTTACCTCTGTCTCAGTGCCGGTATGTTTCATCAGCACCTGGATCGCGGTGGAGTTGATACCGTTCTCGGCCACCTGCTCATAGCCATCGCCAAACTGCGCAGCACGCACCGTCTGGCTGTATTCAACAGGGCCAGCGCCGAGCTGCGAGAGCCATCTGTAGGTCTCAACTGCCATATTTGCTCCATAAAAAAACCCAGCCGGAGCTGGGATCGATAGATAAAAAATAATTCCAGACTACATCCGTACAGTAAATAAGGTATCGTTACAGAACGCAGCAGTTAATCTTAAAAGAAAGTTTACATGTTCAAATAATGCCCTTGTAATAATTACTCCAGACATCATTACTAGGAATCATTAATGGATAAATACAATCGAACTGCTCAGCACGAACTATTACAGGAACTTTATAACCGAGCACCTTATGGGATCACGCAAGAGCGAAAGGCTCATTATTTGCAGTCCTTTGGAAACTTAGATAATCTGGTGGCGAATCTCTTTTATCTGTATGAACACGAACTACTTGAATGTCTTTTTCTAAAAGATCTGTCAGGTAAAATTTCAGTTCAACTAGAAAGCTTGAAAATTACCAGTAAAGGTATTGATTTCATAAGAGATGACGGCGGTTTGGGTTCCATACTTAACGTGCATACTATCAAGTTCCACCGTGACGCTGTCATAGTGCTGGAAGACCTTATTGCCATATCTAATCTAAACGATACTGATAAGGAAAAAGCGAAATCAGCTTTAGGCGGTCTATCAACAGAAGCCCTGAAAACGCTCGTTCAAACAGTCACGACTGCTGGTTTGGGCATGCTTATAAAATAACAGGCATCCGCCAAAGAGCGGCTCAGCACCATCGCTTCATATTTGCTTCGAGGAACGAATGAACCGGGTTTGGCTTATCGTGTTGATTGTCACAATTTGTGCTGGTTTGGCGCAGGATTACATAATTGAAAAAGCAGCTGATCGCATTACTACAATTAGACAGTCATGTGTGATTGGGCATGGTTGCCAGAACATGTAGCCCACCTGAGTGGGCTGTAATGAAAGCCCTGGGCGGGGCTTGGCATCAAAAGATCAGCATAATCACATATTTTTGTAGTAACTCACCTTCGCATTGAAATCCTGTTTGGCAAGAGGTGTTTGGCTGGTCACATATGATTCCCACGAACTGTAGGCATCGATAAGCGCATGCTTTTCATCAGCACCTGCAGTAGCTGACTTCATCGCCTCAAACACTCCTGAGGCATACTCCTTACGTTTGTCTTTTCTTTTGACACCGCATGTAGCTATTGCATCGGCAACAGAATCATTCCACCCAACCATTTGAAGGATTTCTATCCGCTTTTGAATTACGAACTGATCCGCAGATGCGTTACGTGCCTGAGTTGAAAGATACTCAGCAAATTCCCTTTTATTTTTTGGGGCCTGAGAGGGAAATTCTAAGTCCAGATCGCATTTTGACAGTTCATCATACTTGGCTTGTTTTTGCACGTTATTGCCTGGGCCATTACCAGCGCACGCAGAAAGAGCCATTGCTAACACCACAGTCGTGAAGACCTTTTTCATTATCATCCCCTGATCAGTATGGTTTCGAGCATAATAACCAGGGGAGGCATCGGTGTAACCAGGTATGGGTGATATTGCCATCTCAGAATTTAAGACGGTGCTTATTTGGACTGGAACTGCCTACCAAGCACGCCATCGCTTCGAGCAGCCCTCGCAAGGATCTCCGTCACCTTAGATTCTATTTCCTTCCCTAACGCTCGTGCTGCAGCGCTTCCGTCTCCAGATGTGTTTGATGTTGCATTGCCCTTGTTATCGACATAAATATCTATGTTGACCTGCGGCTGGGCACCGCCTCCTCCCTGCGCCCTGACACCAAGTCGGCCAGCGGAATCACGCGTTAGCGGCATAATCGCCTCAGCACCGGCCTCAGCAAAAACACCGCCCTTGGCAAACTTCGAGGCTCCCTGGAACGCGAAGTATTGAGGTGTATCATAGACGCCATTCACGTACTTACTGAGGCCCGGAGACTCATAGACTCCGCCTTTTGCATTCGGGGTGAATGACGGAACAGCGAATGATTGCCCTGCACCAGCCGAAGCGCCAGAGCCACCACTGTTCCACCCCATCGCAGCCTGCACTGCATAGGCAACCATGAGGCGGTTCGTCACGTCCAGGATCATCTTAAGCATCGACTTACCGAACTCTTTAACAGATGCTTTGCCGGTTGTCATAAGTTCGGTAAGCATGTCGCTCAGACCTGTTAGCGTGGAACTGGCAACATTTTTCACGGCATCGTAGGTATTAGTGGCGGCGTCCAGATACTCATTCCAGCCACTTACAGCACCAGCTTTCCAATCACCGCGTAGCTTATCCTCTTCAGCGTAATACTTCCGAAGCGCTGCCAGTTCTTTTTCATAACCAGCATCTTCAAGCTTGCCGCCTCCATTTAACCACCCCTGTCGGAGCTGCGCCTCCTCATTCATTCTCTGAGCCATTCGGCTGCTCAGGCCGGACCCGCTTCGAAGGGCTGCTGTCTTCTCAGCCATCTGAGTGGCGTATTTCTGAGAACTGTCCTGCAACCGATTCAGTCGTTCCTGAATAGCAATCTGATCACCCAGCCCGGCATTAACCTCTGTCTGAGCCAAAGCTCGGTCTTTGGTCGCCAGCAGAGCCTGTTCGTCTTTCGAAAGCGCTCGGGTTTTGGAGGCCTCCTCCAGAATGCTGAATTTCGAGATCAGATCCCATTGCTGCTTGCGCTGCTGGCTTATCACATCGTTAAGATCACGATGCTCCTGAAGCGTTTTCAACTGGGCTTGCAATGAGAGGGTTTCAGCATTGGTGCTGTCTAAACTGCGCGTTCCGGTGTCCACCTTAACTGCAGGCGTTTTCGGTACCTTGGTATCTGCATAGCGCTTTTCGATACCAGCCTTAATCATCTGGTATTCGGTATCAGTATATTTTGCCCGGTCAGCGGCAAGCTGTTTAAGCTCACGGGCACGCTTTATGGCATTAGATTCGTACTGTTCAAGGTTGTTATTTCGACGCTGCGACGCCTCAAGGTCGCGTTGATTATCCTCAGCAGCCTTGCCTTTAGCTGCGGAAATGTCACTCTCCAGTGCCAGGGTTTTCTCTAAGGCACTGATCTGCGATTTGGTCGAAGCAACCAGCGCCTCTTGGTCCTTACGACGCTGCGAGGCAGCCGCATCCTGGAAGTTACTGCTTTGCCGACCATAACCATAATCAGGACTTGCAGCAGCACTTCCCTGAAGAGTTTTTAGCGTTTCCTGCTGCGCCTTAAGCCGCTCTCTCAGGCCTTTGAGCGTATCTTCCGGGGTAACCTGCCGCCCGACGTTAAGCATCTGATCCCAGGCTGATGCCGCACTGTCTTTAATTGCCTTCCAGAGCCGTTCAATATCACCCAGATTCTCCTTAATCTGGCTCGAACGGCTCTTCATGGCGTTGGCGTAAGTGTCCATCGCCAATTTTGCCGCGCCTGTGGCATCCCCCTGCTTTTGCAGAGCAACAATCTGATCGTAAATGGTCGCGTTCAGATAGTGATACTGCTCATTCAAGGCAATAGATGCTTTTACAGGATCATCCGCAAGCCGTTTGAAATCAGCGATTGTTTTATCGATAGCCTGCCCGGTGGCGCTCTGCATAGCCACGGCTGAGGCCGCAACGGTCTCCAGAGCGTTACCTTTGAATGCACCGGTACCCAGCGCGGCCGCAATGGCCTGCGCTGCCACAGAAATTTTTCCGGCGCTTCCGCCAATGCGCTCAGCCATATTGGCAAGGTCAGCGGAGGTTTTCCCTGTGTAGCTCCCGGTCAGCAGTAGCTGGCGATTGAATTCACTCGCTTCCTGGCTTCCTTGGTACCAGGCAACTGCCAGCGCGCCTGCGCCCACAGTTAAGCCGGCAAGGCTGAGGGTAAGAGGGTTAACAAAGCCGATCAGTGTTCGCAGATAATCGCCAACCCCTGTCAGCGCCCCTTTGACCCCGCCAAACTGGTCTTTAATCTGCCCGCCCTGCTGGAGCAGGATCAGGAACGGAGACTGCCCACCAGCCAGCTGCGTGGCGATATCGGTGAACTGTGCCGGTAGTGTGCGCATTGCTGCGCTGTACTGCCCCACAGAGATACCGGCGCGGCGTGCGGCGGCCTCCTGTCGGGATAGCGCTTCAGGCAGCACGACAGCCACGCCAGAGAGCCGTTCACGCGTCTGGTTGAGGATGGTGTTGAAATGCTCGAACTGAGTGCCGTTAATGCGCCCCGCTTCGAAGTGTGCCACCAGCTGCGCATGCTGCTCGTCCAGCGAGTTGAATGCGCGGATCGTCGGGTCGATTGACCCCAGCAGGTTTTTCAGCGCGGCTGATTGCTTCTCTGCCGCCTGAGTGACCGCGAGTTCTGCCTGGGCACGCGCCGCTGCTTCGCCGGTATCCGTCAGCTTAAGCCGGGTATCGTCCAGGATTTTGTTGTAGTGCTGAAAATCATCGGTATCCAGAAAGCCTTTGGTCTGGAAGTTACGCAGCGCGGCCTGTTGTTCGTCCAGCCGGTTCAGCGCTTTGTTTACCGGATCGATATTCTCAAGCAGGCCTTTCAGCGCAGCCTGTTGCTCCTTGATGCCTTCGCTGCCCTGCTTTGCAGACTCAGCACCAGCGCGGAAAACGCTGTTAAGGTCATCAGCTTTGCCGACGGCACCAGCCGCGGCTTCACCGAGTTTATCCAGCTCATTGCTGGCAGTTTTCAGGTCAGAAACATCGGCCCGCAAAGTAATCGAGGCGATCTGGTCTGTCATTATTTCGTCTCCTTGTGCATTACTTTGAGAGCCTCGCTTTCCATAATCTGAAGGTCAGCCATGCAGGCCGCCGCATCATCAACCCCGTGTAACTCAAACACCCAAGGGAGAACGTTGTAATCAAGGCCGGTCGCCCCGCCCGCGCCAACACGCCATTGAGTCGCCAGTGCTGAGAAGATGGTGAATGATTTCCATACCGACGGCAGGATCCCCACCTCCTCCTCCACGTCCTCAGGCGTCAAACCAAAAGCGGCTAACTCCGCGAGAGTCGGTCCCGGCGTGTACAACGCTGCGGCGACCTGCCTCAGTTTTTTTCTCGTACACCCATCAGCTCTTTGGTATAGGCCAGGCCGATGTTGTCGAACGCGCGCGGGTAGTTCTGCAGGAGGACCACCACGTTATCGCGGTTGAACTCGTCAGGCAGTGCCCAGCCATCAACGATCTCCATCAGGTAATCGGCCTGTGGCTCGATAAGGGACTTTTTGCCTTCGGCGCCTTTGCGCAGCTTCTCATCCATGGCGTGCAGCTCTTCGAGCGTCTTATGGCGGAAGGTAAAGGTCAGCTTTCCGTCTTCAGCACCGGCGCGCGGAATGCTGGCAGTGGCGGTAAAGGTCGGGTTTGGGATCAGGGAGAATTGGGTCATTTCGGTTCCTTAGAAAGGTGCAGGATGGGGCCGTAAAAAAGCCCGGCGAACCGGGCCAGAGTGGTTAGCTGACCGTGACGACACACGCACCAGAGGTGATGGTCTTGCCCGCGGCGTCGGTGACTTCGCAGGTGTAAGAGCCAGCATCGCCCGATGCCAAAGACGGGATGTTGAACGTCGAGGCCGTTTTGCCCGGGATAGCGGTACCGCCTTTCTTCCACACGTACGTGTAGGGCGCGGAACCGCCCTGCATGACCACCGCCAGATCCAGCGCAGAGCCAGAAGCGACCGATTTGGCTGCAGGCAGGTCAGTCAGGAAGGCCAGCGGCATAGCGGAGGAGTCGGCGATCGGGTAAATCTGCATATCCGATTCGAAGTTCATGCGCGCTTCGTTGCTTTCCACGGCGTTGATTTCGGTACGTGGCACGCGCTGGAACGACACTTTGGCAGAGTAGTAACGATCCGCTTTCCCGCGAGGGTTGTGGAACCAGACCGCCGTGGTGTCGCTGGAGTCGTCCAGGTCGATGAGGCGCTTGTAAATCGCCAGCTGCGGGTCGTGGGCGAACGTATAGACCTGAACCACGGCGTTTTTAAACGTCGGGATGGTACGGGCCTTATCATCTTCCAGGAACTGGACACTGATGGTCTGCTGGTCGCCGCCTTCGGTAGAGAGCGTCATGACCTGAGGCATGGTGATCCACGAGTCGATTTTGCGCAGTGTGCCTGCGCCGGTGCCCGCCGAGAATTTCTTGGTATCGGTGGTATCAAACGCTTCCAGCACAATTTTGGTGCCGGTCACCGATTTAACGCGCAGCACCATGTTATCGAGTTTGAGCCAGCCAGAGCTTACCTGGACGACATCACCCGCAAGGATCCCGGCAGCGGAGGCAACGGTCAGTTCGCATTCCGTCGCGTTGGAGGCTGCTGTGAAGACAATCGGCGCAAGATAGGCCTTGGCCACGTTCACACGTGACCCGTTAGGGATTGCGAATGCCATTGCATTCTCCTGAATTGAGGAAATAAAAAACCCGCCGGATGGCGGGTCAGTAATCAGCGCGGTACTGCATGCTGACGGGAGTGGTGTAAGTGATGGAGCCACTACTGCCGTTTGGTGCTGATGTAGGGCGATCCTGTATCGGTGGACGTACCTGCGGTGGCCCATTGATGTAAACCGTCAAATCCCCGTCCACCAGCGGCAGTCCTTCGGGGAAGGCATCTGCAACAGACGTTGCCATCCCCCTGGCCTGCGTCACGCCACTGCCTGCTGGCGCAATGATGTTGAGCTGGAGAATGCCCTGGTACGTACGCAGCTGGCCTTCCAGATCCTGCCCTACGGTCTGCGCAGGCAGGATATAAACGCGCCCGTATGGCACATTATCCGGGGGAGTGAACGCGATGTTCGGCCAGGCCACCGGCAGGCCAAGCGACGAGCAGATAACCGCAACACGGCTCTCCAGCAGGCCAGCGATACGCATTGACTGGTCACTGGCCATTGCGCACCTCGCTCATTGCCTCACGGAACATTTGCGCGGCATCCAGCGCAGTGATACCCACCATGCCGCCGGGCGCCTGACCAGAATGCCCGTTCTCAAGCGCTGCCGCATAAGGCAGATTATTGGTGAAGTAAATCGAGCTGATCTGGCCCACCCTGAACACCTCGAGCACCGCCATGCCACGGGAGTTTGAACCCTGCCCGGAAGCATCCGGTGTATCGTTGGACTGAGTAGGCTGGCTGTCGAAACCCACATACCAGTTGTTTTTGAAGCGCCCGCCGACATAGCCCTCAGGCTTTTTGATGTCCATCGAGTCATTTACGCGCAGACCACGCCTAAGCCGTCCCGATTTGGTCAGGTTGGCAGGGTCATCGCGAAGGGCCGCGTTATGCTCCCGCACCGCAGTGTTGTACGCCGTCGCGGTCTGGTTGACCTGCCAGATATCCGGCTGGCCCACCGGGGACATCTCAACCAGTTGAGCGAGGATTTTAATGCCTGTCCGGCGCACTGCCTGATCCATCTCCTGCTTCGAACTATCCACAAATAACTGAATGGCAGCCAGGAACGGCTGATTTACAGAGCTGGCCATAGTCACGCCCTCAGCTGGATGTTGTAGGAGATGAGTACATCGGCAGGCTTAACCGGATTAGGCTGCACCACCCGCCATGCTTTGCCGTCGATCTCGATGCGGTCATCAATACGCACTTCCGTTTCGGCTGTGGCCGCCAGCTTCTTATCGCCAGTGGCGATCAGGGAGCCATCTATTTCACGGGAGGAGTATTCAGTGACAACGCCAGTGACGGTCGCAGTGATAGCCGGGGTGGTTACCTCTTTGCCGAACTGATCGCGGGTAGTGCCGCCACCGCGGGTAAGCGGATAAGCCTTCCCGTTCTCGGTCAGCAGTCGCGTTGCGGTGTTTCGCATGCGGCGGTAGTCGATTGGCATATCACCCCCTTTCGATGCGGATCTGATTGCCGCCCACCACCAGCCCACGCAACGAGGAGTAGAGCCAGGGGAATGACGGTGCCGCCTTATTCGTACCCGGTTCGTACTGGACTGTTACTGCGCCCTCTACGCGCTCCATCGTTACCGCACCACCACCAGCAACCGAAGGCGTGAGATCAATCTCCTGCGACTCGATAGCCAGGCGGCACTGCGCATCAACCAGGCGCTGTGGGATGGTGTCATCTGGTAGGTCAACGCCGTCGAAGCGCACGCCCGCGCGTGGCCACGATAGCGGCTGTGATGCACTGGAGCGCTCGCCGCGCCATGTCTTGCCTTCCAGATAGTCCATTGCCTGCATCAGCATCTGGCTACATTCGCCATCATCCGAAGGAACGGCATATCCGCGCCCCGCCGCGAACGTGCGCAGGTCAATAACGCTGGCGTAGCTGTTGAAGTCAGGCGAATGGGGATCGGCAACCAGCATGGTTATTCCTCCAGACGCCAGTCCAGCGCCAGCCAGTTATCCACCTCGTCAGGGTGAACCTCAGCGCTCAGCGGGCCGCCGGGGAATTCAGGCTCGTCGCGTACCATCACCACAAGCTCAACACCCTGCTGGTCCTGCTGGTCCTGCTGGTCCTGCTGGTCCTGCTGGTCCTGCTGGTCCTGCTGGTCCTGCTGGTCCTGCTTGTCCTGATGGTCCTTGTGGT